AAGTATTGTATCAAAAAAGGTAATCTATACCGACTTATTGACTTGACTATACCTTTAAAAAGAGTGATATATAGTGTGTCGGAAGAGGAGGTAAATGATGACAAAGAAAACAGTAACCAAAGTAAACGCGTTACCCAAATTAGCGAGTAAAAAAAGAGTAGCAGCTTATGCCAGAGTATCTAGTGGTAAAGATGCGATGCTTCATTCACTTTCAGCTCAAGTCAACCAATACAAGAAACTTATACAAGAAAATCCTGAATGGCTATTTGTAGGCGTTTATGCAGACGAGGCTTTGACTGGTACTAAGGACGCTAGAACAGAGTTTCAAAAGCTACTAAAGGATTGCAGAGCTGGTAAGATTGATATGATTATCACGAAGTCCATATCAAGGTTTGCTAGAAACACAGTTACATTATTAAAAACAGTAAGAGATCTTAACGCGATCAATGTTGATGTATTCTTTGAGGAACAAAACATTCATTCCATTAGTGGTGAAGGTGAAATGATATTGACCTTTTTAGCTACCTTTGCTCAAGAGGAGTCAAGAAGTGTTTCAGAGAATATGAAATGGAGAATCAAGAAAGATTTTGAACAAGGGATCATGTGGGGTGGTAAACCTTGCTTGGGATATGACCTTGAAAACAAACGATTGATTCTAGTTCCAGAAGAAGCTAAGATTGTTCAATACATTTATCAACTATATATTGATGGCAATGGTGCAGATACAATAGGTAAATTACTATCTGCTAGAGGAATTAGCCCACAGAAGTCACCAAGATGGAATCGTTCCACCATTATGCAAATACTATCAAATTATAACTACACAGGTGATTTGATGCTTCAAAAGACATTTCGAAAGGATCATCTATCTAAAAGAAAAGTAGTTAATTATGGTGAGGTAGATAAATATATAGTTAAAAACAATCATGAAGCAATTATCAGCAAAGAAATGTTTAATAAGGTTCAAAAAATAAGAAAAAAACAGGCAGAAAAAATACAACCCAATCCAATAAAAAAACATCGCGTATTTCGTGGAATGATTAGATGTGGTGTGTGTGGTAGAGCTTATACTTATAAAAACACTCCACATAATGAGGTATGGAGATGTTCTCTTGCTGTTACTAAAGGAAAAACAGCATGTACTGCTAAGCAAGTACCTGATAGCAAAATTATAGAAGCAGCAAATAGTACTCTAGATAGAAATGGATTCAATGAAGTTTACTTTAATTCAAAAGTTGAAATGATATTGGTTATGCCGGGCAATAGACTTGCGTTTCAAATGAAAGATGGAATGAGTATAGACTATCACTGGAAAACATCTAGAAGTGATAGTTGGACTCCAGAAAAGAGGGAACAAGCAAGAATAAGAGCGCTTAAACAAATAAAAGGTGGTGCTCATAATGGCTAAAGTTACAGTAATTCCATCAACCATCAATCCATTAACACAAATGCCACTAGATCAGATTTCTGTAAAGAAAGTCGCAGCCTATGCAAGAGTTTCAACAAATTCAGATGAACAATATACAAGTTATGAAGCTCAAGTGAATTATTACCGTAAGTTTATCCAAAATAGACCAGATTGGGAATATACAAACGTCTATGCTGACGAAGGTATATCTGGAACCAATACGAAAAGACGTGCTGGTTTTAACAAAATGATTAATGACGCATTGAATGGAAAGATTAATCTTATTATTACCAAGTCGATATCTAGGTTTGCTAGAAACACACTAGATACCATATCTTATGTTAGAAAATTGAAAGACAATGGTATTGAAGTTTTCTTTGAAAAAGAGAATCTCTGGACACTAGATCCAAAAAGTGAGCTCATCTTAACCATTATGGCATCCATCGCACAAGAAGAATCTCGCTCAATCAGTCAAAACGTGACGTGGGGTAAAAGAGTCGGTTTTCAGCAAGGTAAAGTATCATTTGCTTATAAAACGTTTCTAGGGTACAAGAAAGAAGATGATAAGATTGTGATAGACGAAGACCAGGCAGTGATTGTTAGAATGATTTATAAGATGTTTTTGGTTGAAGGAAAGACAGCAACAGGCATAGCAAATTACCTAAAATCAAAGCATATCAAAACACCAACAGGAAAAGCAGCGAACTGGACAAAGAATACTGTGAACTCAATTCTAACTAATGAAAAATATAAAGGTGATGCATTACTCCAAAAGACATATACTGAAAACTACCTTGATCATAAGATTGTTAAGAACAACGGACAAATTCCACAATACTATGTTGAGAATAACCATCCAGCCATCATTGATAGAGATATGTGGGAACAGGTGCAAATTGAACTTGAAAGAAGAGAACGAATTGGCGCACAATATTCTTCATCAGATGTATTCGCATCTAAACTGATCTGTGAAGACTGTGGTGGTTTTTATGGCAAGAAGAAATGGCAGAAATGGCATTCCAACAGCAAGTATTCAAGGTTCGTTTATCAATGTAATAATAAGTTTCATAAACATAAAGAAAAGTGTCTAACACCTAATCTTAAAGAAGATGATATTAAAATCAAGTTCCTCAAGGCTTATAATCTCGTTATGGAAGATAAGAGAAGGATCATTCAAGATTCAGAAGAAATCATCGAATTACTGACTGATACAACAAAGATTGATGATGAAATCAGAGATTTAGATGATGAACTATTCATAACTTCAGAGTTGGTAAGCAAGCTGGTAAATGAAAACTCTAAAACAAGTGATAGCATAGAAAATTACAACAAGAAGTATGAAGAGTTATCAAGTCGCTACGAAAAATTGCAAGCCAAGCGAGAAGAATTGCTTAAACAAAGAAATGATAAGCAGGGACAAGCACTAAGAATGAAAGCTTTTATTGCAAGCATATCTGAATCAGAAGATGAACTTAGTGATTGGAACGAGCGTATTTGGATGCTCTTAGTGGATCGGGCAACGGTACATAGAGATTCAAGTATTACTTTTATGTTTCACAACGGAGTTGAATCAAAAATAAGATAAAAAGAGAGCTAACATAGTATCTGGAGGTTTGATTTTATTTTTATGAAAAAAATCTTATTGTGAAAACTTGTATTTTCATGTTACAAACGTTAAAAGTGTTGCAAATGTAACAAGTGAATGATATAATGCTAATAGAAACTTTACTTACTACAGTAGAGTTTCTGAAGATAAGATTATAATAGGAGAATTTAAAAATGATAGAAGTGAAAAATCTAACAAAAGATTTTGGATTTAATAGAGGTGTTTTTGATATATCATTTGAAGTTAAAAAAGGCGAAGTATATGGTTTTCTTGGACCAAATGGAGCTGGGAAGACAACCACTATAAGAATGCTCATGGGTTTTTCTCAACCCGGCAAGGGTATTGCAACAATCAATAATCACGATTGCTGGAAGAATTACTATGATATTTTAGATGAAGTTGGATATATTCCTGGAGAAGTTGCTTTGCCTGAGGGATTGAGTGGATTAGAGTTCATAGAAATGATGAAAAAAATGAAACATGCAGATGATTCTCGAATCAGTTATTTACTTGATATGTTTGAATTAAACCCGGATCAAAGTATGAGGAAAATGTCGATTGGCGACAAACGTAAATTAGCCATTGTTTCAGCGTTTATGTCAGATCCTAACATTTTAATCCTGGATGAGCCCACAAGTGGGTTGGATCCAATCATGCAGAATAAGTTTATAGAATTAATTAAGAGTGAAAAACAAAGAGGGAAAACAATTTTACTATCAACGCATATATTTGAAGAAGTTGACGCATGTTGTGATCGATTATCAATTATCAAAGATGGAAAAATCATTTCAACGATTGATACTGATACGATAAGAAATAACGAAAACAAGGTTTATAAAATTGAATTTTTGCAAGATGAAGATTTTAATCAATTTATGAAATCAAATATGAATATAGTTTACAGTAATAAAACCAAAAGAAAAGTAAGGGTTGCAATTAATGACAAAGAAATAAATCGGTTAATCAAGACTATTTCGGCATATCAAATTAAATATTTCTCTGAATCACAATTTACCCTGGAAGACTATTTTCTAAAATACTATAAAGATAGAGAGGGTGAACAATCATTATGAGTATCATTGAAATTCAGAATTTGACGAAAGATTATGGATTATCGAGAGGTATTTTTAACATTAATCTTGAAGTAAAACAAGGTGAAATATTTGGCTTTGTTGGGACAAATGGGAGTGGAAAAACAACAACAATCAGAAACTTGATGGGTTTTATCAGGCCCAATGCTGGAAGTGTATATATTTTAGACCAAGAAGTGAACTACAACACAACACAAATTATGAAACATATAGGCTATGTTCCTGGAGAGATATCATTCCCTGATATTGGTGATGGTGATGCATTTATAAAAAGTCAGGCTGAAATGATTGGGTTAAAAAATTTGGATTATGCCAATTATTTGATCAAGAAATTCGGATTAGACACAACAGCAAACTTAAAGCATATGAGTAAGGGTATGAAACAAAAAACGGCCATTGTATCTGCGTTTATGGCTAAACCGGATATTTTAATTCTTGATGAACCGTCTACAGGGCTTGACCCTCTAATGAGAGATATATTTGTTGATGTGTTAATTGAGGCAAAACAAAGAGGAGCGACCATATTTATGAGTAGTCACGTATTCGAAGAGGTAGAAAAAACATGTGATCGTG